CTTACCAGCCTGGCTAATAGGTCCTTGGTATGTAAAGTAATTACCAGGTGTGTAACGTGGTGTAGCACCTTCTTGACCACCACTTGAACTAGGTTTAAGACCACTAACTGATTCTACTTTTGCAGTCTCTCTAGGAGCATTACTTAAATCTGGATAAGGTAAAGCGTTACCTGTTTTTTGAGCAGCAGTATTAGCATCTTTTTTCTTTTGAAAATCTTTGTTTACGGCTTCTTGTCTTTGTTGATTAATACGAGCAGCCTCTGCATCAATCTGAGCTTGGGTAACATTTATTCTTCCAAATTCTTTGGCGCTTGCCATAGTCTTTGGCTTACCATTCATATCCCAAATACCGACAGATTGTAACTGTATAATTCTTTCGGCAGCATCAGCTAATATTGGATTATCACTTGTTAAATAATCTTTAACAAACTTTATATTAATACCACCATCAGGCAAACTCTTATTTAGTTCATCAATATCAAATCCTGTTTCAATTTTTTTGGCTGCAGCTTTCGCTGGTTTTGAACCAAGTTCATAAAATTTACCATCAGTTACAAAGCCAAGTATTCCACCATCTCTAGAAAATACAGCATTAACTACACCTAACGGTATTCTTTTATCAATACCAAAGTTAATAACTTGAGATACATATGAATTATCTGGAAGTTTTGCAGCCACTAGACAACCCCTATCGCATTTTTAAAGGCATCATAAAATCCAAGAACCTTGTTAGCCTTTACTTCATCTGTTTGTGAGATTTGTTCAATTAAAAATTGTTCTTCATTTATACCACCAGTAGTTGTAGTGTCTCCATATACAACTGGGTTTGCTGCTTGTGCTCTACGAAGTGCTGGTAGGTACATAGAAAGTTCTTCTTCTGTAGCGCCACGACCAGCAAGGTTCTGACTCACTGCATTAATTAATGCAGTTGCAGTAGTAGGATCCGAAATAGTAGCTTTAACATTTGCCGCCCCACCACCTTGTACTTCAGGTACAGTCTTTATCAAATAATCTGTAGTTACTTTTATTAGATCTTTAGGATCAACTGTTTGACCTAATGCCTGTTTTTCAAACTGTGCTGCAAGTTTAGCTTGGGTAAATCCAGCAACAAGTAGCATTGAGAAATTACCAGTTTTAGGAACTTTAATTCCAGCATTATTTAATAAAACAGCAAGGGCTTTACGCTTTTCATTACTAAGATTATTAATGTAGATAGCATCTGCATTGCCAGCTCCAGTCCCAGAGGCTGTTCCACCAGACATAGTAGAACCAGGTTGTATTACCTGACCTTGCCAATTTGTTTGTTGTGGTAACTGATTTGTCGTTGATACCATTAGTCTCCTATTAACCTAGAGAATAGAACATCGTATGCTGCTTGAGCATTTGAATTTGTTGATGCTATTCTTTCTAACTCTGTTTTGATATTAGATTTCAACATATCGTTAAACTCTTGAGCCTGACCTCCACCAAATGTAAGGGAGTCACGTTGAGATGTGTAACTATCATAAGCCAAAACCATTTGACTTAATGCAAACTTAGATGACTTTTGAGTAGTAACCTCTGGATCATTCACTAATCTACGTAGATCTTCTAATGCCCTAACTCTTTCAATTTGACGTTGACCGCCTGCACCAAGTTTATCCTGTAGTAATGGTCTAGCGCCCTTATATTGCTCTGACCAAATTTGCCACTGGTTGCGAAGTTGAGACTTCATTGGAGATGAAGGCAGCATAGTTATCTGTTGTTCAAAACTATCCTTTTGTTGATAGTAATATTGAATATCTTTAGCCGAACTTACATCTGTTAAGAAATCACTTAGTGTTTTGTTTCGTTTAATACCAGACTTTGATAGCAACTTATAGGCATTAAAATCAAATTCACCGACTCTTGGTATTAAGAAAGCAGCACCCTGTGGGTATTGTTTTAATAAACTACCATTTTGATCAATCCAGTTTCCAGCATCTTCAACTGCTCGCACCCAAGCAACAGTATTGCGATCTGACTCAGATACTGTGTAAGGCATTTGGTCTGGATATAATCTAATCCATTCTTCGGTAGCCTTATCAATGCTGTCGTATTTTTCTATTAATTGATTAAATACCTGTTTAAAGTTAGTGGCACCGTTATCTCTTACCCACTTAGCCATATCTGATTTAAGAGTTACTTGTGGCGATGCTGGTGCTACGAATCCAAATAGGAATCGCATAGCCAAAACTGTAATTGTAGATGCCTGTAACTTGTCTTGATATGCTGCTATTTCACCAGCAGATGGTGCTTCAAACTGACCAGTAGCTTCATTAAATACTGGTTTTAACCCGTGACCTGTAGCTTCAAGATAGGTTGCACCTTTACGGAAAGCAGAAGCATATTGAGAATTGCGCTCATCTCTATTAAGAGTGGCTAATGCTCTATTAAGATGAGATGGTAGTACAGCAGAAATCATAGGTTGATCTTCACCGTAAGGACCGAGCAAGTACTGCTCAAGATCCTTGATTTGCGGTACTATATTTCCTAACATCTTTAATGGGAAGGATGCAATAGGTCCAGCAAAAGTTGGGAACAAAGAATCTGGATTTAAAGATGGCGTAATCATCTTCAACTTTGCGCCAAACTCTACGGGCATTGGAATCTGAAAGGCATCTTTAACACCAAACAGATTGGCAACCCCACCCATTACCTTATAGACAGGTGTTAACCCTGGATAGAAAAAGTACTGATCTCCATTATCGTCTGTCTGAACAAAACCAGAATGAGTTATACCTTCATAAGTTAATGATGCTTTTGCTAATGATTCTGGGTTGTATCTAACGGTACGATATATACGGCGATAAAAGTCTTCAGTTGCACGATAGAATCTAGCAAAGTTACGAACAGACATAGCTAACTGACTGCGAACTGCAGGATTATCTACGTAAGATAAAACTCTATTCTTTGCTAAATCTTCAGCAAGTGTAACTATATGTTTCTCAGCTTCTAACTTAGCATCTTCTAATGCTTTACCTGATTTATTAGCAGTAAATCTAGCGGTGATATTATCCTCAAAGCCAGATGCTTTCATATCTTTACGAGTTCTAATAATTGCTTCTAGTACTAAAGGCTCTCTTGAGAAACGGGCATTTGCCTCACCCATATAATCCCAAGATTTATCCATAAAAGATATAGCAAAATTATCAGAATCAGATAGAGGTATAATAGTAGGTCCAGAAATAAACTCTGGTGCTAGTTCTGCGTTCATTTTATCTGGTAAATCTTCTAGTCCAAGACCTCTTGGATTAATGTTTACCACGCCATCTTCATCTACTTGACGTATTTTAGATAGTAGATCTTTATTAATTTTACCATCTCGTTTAGATACATATGCTTTAGTAGCATCATACGTTCTCTCGGCAAGACCTTTAGTAGTTACCTTACCTGTTGCAATAGCTTCAAATCTATTTCTAGCCTTTTCAGGTAGGTTATCAAGATACTTTGTAATTTCTTTTACTGCTTGTTCTTTAGCCTGTGGAGTATCACCCATATATCGCATAGCGATACCGCCTAATTCATCATTAGCTAATACATTTAATTGTACAAACCAAGAGATACGGGCTTGTTGATTCATCACTGGATTAAACTCAGTAAAGTCTGAACCAAAATCTTTTTTATATTTAATTTTATCAAACTCTAAAGCACCAGCATTAGCACCAAATTTAGATACATCATCTGTAACGTTTAAATATTGATCAGCACCTAATACACCATACTTACCACCTTCAGATACTGTGGCGAGAGTATCTGGTAGATACCCTAATCTAGCGTGTTGTGCAAGGATCTCTGATCCCACTTTATCAAACTTGTGGCCTAGTCCATCTTCTAGCAATGCTCTAGCCATAACTGTCTGAACACCTCGTGTGTCACCTGCAGCAATAAGTGGTGCTAGTTCATCTTGGTATTTTTTAAGATCTGACTGACGAATTAATCTATTAATGAATCCAAGTTTTTGATCTTTACTAGCAAGACGTAAGCGAGTTGAAAGAATACGACCTTTTACCAATCCCCAAGTAGAGTCACCTGCAGCAACGTGAACCATAAGATCCTCTGCTGCGTTACGAACTGGGAAACGAGGTCCTGCAATAGTACCAAATGACCAGAATGAGGTCATACGATCTGCCCACTTAGAATGGGATACACCAAACATTCTATCTATTAAACCTGAACGAGCAGATAATCTATCTAAGTCTACAATTGATGGAACTGCAATACCAGAGGATAGTTGATATCCAAAGATTGCCATTTGTTCACCATCAAAATTGGCAGGGTTTGATCTTTCAATTACCTCATCACCAAATTCATTAACTGATTTTTTAGTAATTATAGTAGGTGCATATTGTTTAGCCCTAGCAGTTCCTGCTTGTTCAGCTAAATTATCAATACCAATTTTGGTTTTACTTACACCGCGAACTTCAGCAATAGTATTCCAAACGCCTTTAAAAATTTGTTTCTTTTGGCCTTCATCACCTGCAGCAAATGCTTCTGCAATAATTTTAGAATGATATCTACTGTTAGATAAACGAGCTAAACGATATACCTGTGTTGCTCCATCTGGAGAATTAACATCAAACCAGCCATCTCTAAAAAATGGAATAATTGAAAACTTGCGAGCAAACCTATCAATCTTACCTTGAATAGTATCCATAGTTAGACGGACAGATCCATCTTGGCGGATCTTGCCAACCTTTTTTTCTTGAAGAGCAATATCATCAGCCCTAGCTGTAAGGCCGGTAATGATATCTTCAGTTTGAATTTGATCAGTTCCATAAAGAGAACTAACTATTCTTTGACCTACTTTATCCAAATCAAATACTCTATTGGCGGTAGTGTAAAAATTAATTCTTGTCTTACGAGCAACATCTAACCTAGGAATTAATGGAGTTTTACGAGCAGCTTGTCCACCTAGGATAGCTCTCATATCTTCACCATTTGCTAAGAATGATTTAGCAGTAACAGCATCTTTAACGCCACCGCGAATAAACTCGTCAATTGCTGCTGGGCCGAACTCAGGTGCAAGTCTACGTAATTCAGTACTGGCCTGAGTCATAGCTCTGGCATCATCTACTTTACGAGCTTTTGATAAATCATCTAATTTAGTGCCATAGCGATCAAAGAACGCTACAACATTTTGGTTCCTAAATACATCATCTACTTTACCAGCATTACCAACGATCTTAAATAAAGCATAGTTTGTAGCATCATATGCTTTTTTGGCTTTACCTAATATAAGTGTTGGATCTGTACGTATACGGTATGCGGCATCTACAAAACCTGATATACCCTTATAAAGGATTCCTGATCCCTCTAATTCTTCTGGAAGAAGTGTGTTTGCTATAAAACGACCAGGAGAGTATTTAGCTGCTTGTACTGCATCTAATGAATCCTGTAATAGAAAATCCACTTCACCAGTTTCTCTTAACTGGGATGCCTTAGCTGCTATCTGTTTTTCTGCTTCTGTACCAGTAGATGCAATTTCAGATAAAGGAGTACCTGCAGCAATTTTCATTGCAACTGATACATAATCATTTCCATATTTATCTTGTGCTTTTTTAATACGACTTGGGCTAAATACTTTATCGCCCTTATCATTTGCAATATCAAATGCTTTGCCTAAATTTACACCTTGATCTATGGCAATAGCACCAGTACGATACAAACGAGTCATAAAGTCTGAAGCCTCAGTAAAGGCACTGAACGTACGACCAATTACCTGCTTAATAGGTTGAGTTGCATAATGAAATGCACTACCTAAAACACTTCGTTTTTCTGGTATGGCAGGATCTTCTCCACCAAACATAGCGATATGAGCTTCTTGTTGGTCCTTGGTCATTTGAGAAAATGACTGCTCAGCCTGTGCTTGGGGTAAGCGACTTAAATTTTGGTGAGAAGTTACTAGTTTACCTAGACCCTCAATTTGTTTGTACTGCTCAGGAGTGAGACCGGCCTGTTGTGCAGCAACTTTTAATTTTGCATTTATATCCACTACATACCTCTAGCAACAGCTTGTTGGTAAAGAATACCTATCTCTCCAGTAGTGTCGTAGGGAAGCATTGCAGCAAGAGCATCTGAAACTTTTTGTTCTGCAAATTTAGATTGCATTAACAAAGTGTTATCGTATAAACCTCTTTTAATATCTTCATCTTTACGTTCTGTATCTGCAAATAATGGAGTAATTGCTGCTGATGACTTAGCTACTGGCTGTTGCTTAATTGCAGTATCTGCAATTCCTGGAGTTGTAGCAGTATTTGCTCCACCTAAAATTTCAGCAGTTTGTTTTCTATCACCATATTCTTTTGATGGTGGTAGGTCTGTTCTTGTTGAGAACTTTGATGGACCTGATGGGCCAGCTAATGGGTTCATCATTGACATATTAGTCCTCCTTTAAAGTTTCTAAGTCTTGCGAAAATTGTTGCCAGATTTTTTCTTCTTGGCTTTTCTGAGTTGAATTATAGATAGCTAATTGGTGCAGATCATCTGCAAGTGCTTCTATTACTGATGTTAAATTTAAAAAGAATCCTGATACTATTACTAGATAATCAGACAGTCGCACTGGGCGATTAAGATTGTTATCGTTATTCACCCAGTACTCCCGTCTTTAAAATAATTACGCCTTTGTTCCTTTGCGACCTGCTGGTGTGTAGCCGAACTTAACTTCTCCACCTGCTGGCTTGGCTGTATCCATCTTACCTTGTACAGGCTTGACCTCTACAGACTTTTGAAATGTTCCCTTTTTCATTTTCACCTCCTTATTTTATGCTGCTCCGCCAATGGAGGCGAGTAGTTGTGCGATGTCAGGTCTTGGTCCAGCAGCAGGGGCCTCTCCGCTTTGTTGTTGTTCAGTTGGCTGCGAGGCAGGAACGGGGGCCGTTCCTACTGCTGGAATACCAGGTTGTTCAGCAGTTGCTGGTGGTGGTTCTGGTGCAAATGCTTTTTCTATAATAGTTTCTAATTGGAAACCTTTTTGTCTGCCTTGGATTACTTCGGCAATTCTCGTAATGATTTGAGATGGGTCTTGACCTTGGGCAGCAAGTGCGGGAATAGCTTGTGCATACTGAGCAACAGCAACCCTAAGAGAATCACGCATTTCTTCAATGTCAACTCTTTGTTCTTCTTGCGTAACATTTAACTCCATTGGTATTTCTCGGCG